TTTTTTTTTTTGATTTTTGACAAGACTAACCTGGATACCAATAAAGTATCCAGGTTAAATTTATATAAAAATAAGGGTAGACTATAATTAGTTACCATATTTAATTTGGTCATTATCTGGTATAGGGAATTTATCTCTATATTTATATTCCAAATAGTTGACAGTCATTTTGATACCTTTAACTACTTGTAGTGCAAGGTTATTGATATCTGCTGAACTTCTCCAAATACCTCTAAATGTTAAGTCTAATTGTTGTGCTTCAGTATTTGTTTTATCTGAGTTCAATTGTCCATCATGTGCCTTTGTAGGCATAATTCCATAAATCATTCCTGCTCTTATAGGAATTCCACCTCTATCTGTTAAGATATAAAGAGCTTCTGCTACTTCATAAGCAATATTTGGAGTAGGGAATTGTGAAGAACCCATTAATCCATGATAATGTGTTATCTTAGTTATTGGGTCAGATATTCCAGATAACCATAATTCTAAGTATTCTAGTAATGGTAATCTATGTAAATCATAAGGAACTCCGATTGTGAATTCTTCAAATTGTTGTTCCACATTTGTTACATAAGAAAGTTTATTAGATGCAGAACCTCCTTCCATTTCTCCGAAGTTGGCTGACATATCTTGAATACCTTCAAATTTAGTTTGGAATTTTTCTACTATATTTTTAAATGTTTTTGTTAATTCAGGGAATTTAGCTTCCATAAATGAAGCCATCTTCAAGAAGATGAAATGATGTCTTCCTGATTGAAATGGTGACATATAGAATAAGTTACTATAGTTCCCTCTCATGATACCTCTAACAAAGTTAGTTTGTGAGTGGTCCATTAATGCTGTCTCTCTGGCTAAACCAGATTGTGGATAAATTGCCATCTATTTACACCTCCTTAAGCTGTTGGGTTACCAAGAACAACGATTTCGACTTTATTATAAAGAGCAATGTCTTTAAATAATACTCTCAATACATCATTCAAGATACCTTTTTGTTGTTGATATGGAGTTTGAGTAATTTCGTACTCTAAACTTCTTACTTTATCTTTATATGGTGCTAAAGCATCATTTGCTAATCTTACGAATCTCTTAATATCTTCAGGTTCAGTGAACTCGAATCTGTAATTTCTTACAGTAAGTAATAGTAATTTAGCCATTTCAGATAGCATTCTTGCATTGTTTGTATGCATTAATTTACTATCATATAGATACATTGTAACTTGTGCTTCAAATGTATCATACCCTTCACCTTCAGAAATGTAGTTACATCTAGCTCTGTATACAATATCTCTATCTGCTAGAGTATTTACTCTTGGCATAATTGTATCAGGGATAACACCTGTTACTCTACCTTTTTCTAATCCAGCCATTGGAATATGTGAACCCCAATCTCTGTAATGTTGTGGTAGCATATATGATAACACATAAGGCGTTGTTACTGTTATTTCTTTTTCAGAAGCATCATCAACAACTCTCATATGTTGAGAGAATAATGATACATTCCAGTTTGTACATGTAAATGTTTTTACCCAATCGGAAACTGCTTTAGGTGTCTTTTGAATTTGACAGTCTAAATATGCATGCATATCTATTCTGTTAGATACTAAAGCTACCATAGCATTTTTAACTTTAATTGGGAAGTTAGCATCTAATACATAACTAGCTCCTGTTTTAAGTACATTGAATATATTTGAGTTTATTTTACCCATATAGAAATCAGCAAATTTATCAGCTAAGTTAGGCATAGCATCTGCTCCTGAGAAAGCAAATTTTTTACCAGCCCAGTCACCATCAGACCCTTCTTTTAAAGGTAATCCAGTAGCTTTAGATAATAATTCACCATTTGCTATTTCTACATATGTTACATCTGCATGTGGAACTAATAAATCTATTGATTCAGGTTTCACATTTTTAGCATCTGCAACAGGTTTAATGAATGCCATTAATTCTTCAATAACATCTTCATTTACTTTTACTACTACATCATTATTATAGTTAGCAACTACAGATTCAATATAAGAAGAAAGACCATTACTTCTAGCGTCAGCTATTAATGAGCAAGTAATATTTTCACTTGCTTTTAATGTTCCTTTTTCATTTGTCAATAATTCAAATAAATAATTCGCATACATAGAAGTAGAATTTTCTAATTTATCTTCTACCATTCTAACTGCGAAATCATTCCCATAAGCTCCTCTACCTTTTGATAATACACAGAATAGAGGGAATTTTTTCTTAGTTCCATTTGGTGTTACTGTTAATTGAGCTTCAACTGTATCATATGCTTTTACATCAGTTAAAGAAGCTGTACTTAAATCAACTTTAATTTTATCTGTTCCATCAAGTTCAACTTCAGCATATACAACTGCATTGGCATATGTAGCTTTGTCATCAACTAATCTCATTCCTATTACCCAACCACCACTTTCAAGAGTTTTTAATACTTGGTAATATGGTTGTCCATGTCTTCTAAAGTTTTTAGCCCCGAATTCTCTTTCAGCTGCTGCTAAATCTCTTGAACCTCTGAATATAGCAAATTCTCCGTCTTTTCCTCTGTCAGAAACAAAAGGCATTAACAGAATAGCATTTGCAGATATTTCAGCGATTTCAGTAAATCTACTTTGGTCAGTTATCCAGATTATATCATGGGGTGCTTTATATGTAAAGCTTTTATCTACAACGATTTCCACTTTATATACCTCCTTTTAATTGGTTTTTAAATTATATTAATGTTAGATACCCTAATTTACAGGAGGTTTATATAGTTGAAAAAATAAAGCTTTTTAAAGAAAAAAAGAGTAAGAAGTATAAAAACTTCTTACTCAAATATTTTTACTGAAAATAATCTATCATTTGGTGGTGTAGAGTTATTATCTATTATATAGTAGTCTAAGTATAAATTATTCTTAGCATTATATAATCTTTTAACTCTAAATGTTAATTCTTCTTTTAAAGATTTAGTATTATGTAAAGCATCTACTATTACCATAGATAGTTCTAGAGAATTTTCTGAGAAATTTTCTAATAAGTTATCTATATCTTCATAGTTATTACCTATTATAAATGCTTTTATTATAGGTAATATTATTGAATTCATCTTATCTTCCATTTCTTTTTCTTTTTCTATATTTACTTTAATACTATCTAATTCCTTTAAATCAATATTAGTCATATTATCATTCTCCTTTAGTATTTAATAGTATCTTCTAATGGAGATTCTACATCATCTTCCTGTTCACCACTTCTAGCTCTAGCTATGGATGCTTGTAGCATTTGGTTAGGGTCTTCAAATGTAATAGCTGTAAATGTTGAGTTATTTTCAGCTATACTTCTAGCACTAGCTCCTATCCAAGCAAATGGGTTATCAGTCTTACCATATACCATTCTAAATGGTTTAGATTTATCTTTCTTAGCTCTTATAGATTCTCCTACTATAAATGAAAATATGAGAGGAGATGAATCTAGATTCTTTTGTTTATTAATAGCCATATTATCTAGCATCATAGGTAATACTGCATCATAAGGTACACAAGTTGGAAATTTACCTCCTGTGAATATTTTAAAGAATTGCTCAGTATTAACAAATTTAGATACTATATTTCTATTAATGATTATTAAATCTTCACTATAATATTTTAATATTATATAAGTCTTTTCTCCTTCAGCAAGATTAAGAATCATAGTTCTTTTTTCTTCTGCTGTAGGTTGTGTCATGATTCTTGTAGGGAAATTAAATACAAGTAAAGGTGATGGGTCTTTACCAGTATCATCTTTAAAGAATCTCATATTAAATATCCCTAGTAAATCATATTGTATTCCTTTATGTTCCATTTTAGCTGTTTGATAAAAACCTTCTTCTATATATGCTTCTGCATACTTATAAGGCTCTTTCATTTTTATTTGAACACCATCTATTTTAAGATATTTATTTCCTACTTTTTCTAAATGCATTTTAGTTCCTCCTTAATATCTTTTACTGTGGTGTTTTATATGCTAATATTTACTATTCTAAACTTATAATAGATACTTTCACTAGATTTAATATGTTTTATTGTTATAGAATAAATATCATTCTCAGCATCTACTACTTCATACTTTAGATAATATTTATCTTTACTAGTAGGTGCTGTAAATAGTTGCTTAGTCACTATCACACATACATCATCTACTTTAATAAATTTCTTAAATTCTTTATTATCTAACATTTCTGTTATTTCTTTTGTGATATCAGTCATCTCATTCTCATTAATATATACTAATCCCCTGAACCAGTTTTTTAATATACCAGTTTTCTCTAAGTCTTTAGTATATTGAATAAGGTAACAACTATCTTTTATTAATTTCTTCTGAACTTCATTCATTTCAGATATTAATTGTGGTACTAGATAGATATTATCTCCTTCTATGTATATAGAACAACCAGTAGGTTTTGCAAGTTTATTGAATACTTGATATACTAAATCTCCTTGAAAGCCATACATAGTATCTTTTTGTAATATTTTAGATACTTCACTATCTATTATCATATATCTTATTATATTATCTTCTTTACTTACTACTATATTATTTATATAATAGTAAATAGAATCACTAGCAAAATTCTTAGCTATCTGATTTAAGCTATTAAAAGCTTTTACATCACTACTCACCTTTGACATCTTCCATCACTCCTACTACATCTTCCATTTCAACCATTTTACTATCTTTCTTAATACACATATCAGCTAGATTAGATATATCACTATATGAAGGTAGATTTAACCATCTTTCTCCAGTATCTACATATTTCCTTGTAGAATAATTAATTAAGAATTCTCCATTAATATCTAATTTAGGATTATCTACTGGATTAATTTTCTTATAGTTCAATGTCTTTTCATTATCTTTTATATCAATAGTAAAGTACATAGTATTTTGGTCTATATTAAATGCTCTTATATTACTTGGATATAGTGAAGCAAAGTCAAAGTCTACTATATTATCAAATACTCTATTAGATTTAACTCCATATAGTTTAGCACCATTTCTTGTATTCAATAATGGGTTACCAACTAATGCTCCAGAGAACTTTTCTTCATCTTCAGCTTCTTCTTCATTAAATGCTCCATATGAATAATCTATATTTTGGTTATTTCCTATTACTAATCCTTTTAAATAATATTCATAAGTGAATTTATTCTTCAAGAATATAGTTTCATTGAATATTTTAGCATATCTAGTACAAGTATTTAATGAATATTGATACACAGTTTCTAAATCATGTGTCTTATTGTCTATTAATAACTGTAACACAACATCCCGTATATTATATTTAACAAATATTTTGTAATTCTTATATGGTAATTGTGCTAGTGTATTTGCATATTGATGATATTCTAATTTATCAAATCCACATTCCAATTTACCTATATTGCTTAAACTATAACCGCCTTTAGTTTTAGCAAAGTTCTTTCTTAATGAAGCATAAGTTATCATTTGGCATAGATATACTGTATATCCTGATATTTCACTACTATCTCTTCTTCTTTTTTCTTCAATAGCTTTTTCATCCTTATGCCACCAAGCTTTAGCTACATCTTTAAAATCTGGATGACACATAACTGTTTCTGGTCTTATTCCTGCTCTTTCTAGTCTTCCCATTAATGTCAACATATCGAAAGCGAAGTTCCAACCTAAACAGAAATTAGGTTTCAATGCATTTATTATATTGAATAAAGTAATTATCATTTCTATTTCATCATCAAAGAATGCTATCTTATAATTTAATTCTACACCCATAACTTCTTTAAACTCATTAGTTATTTCTTGTAAGAATTCTGTTAAGTTATCTTCTAATTCTTGTATTTGTGGGTTGTTTTTATTTCTTAATAAGAAAGTATAACAATCTTTAGTTTCATCATTAATAAATGTAATAGCATTTACTGGTGATGGTGCAATCTTTTCATCTGGGAATTGCCCAACTGGTAGATTAGTATAATCTACTTCTATATCCAGAAAACTCTTAGTTATTTTAAAGTGTTCTGGTGCTCCACAATCAACTAAATATCTATATCTTACATAGTCTTGAATATCCATATCTGAGTTAAATACTCTCTTAGCTTTATGGATATTCTTAGTTTCACTATATTGTCCTAATTTTATTTTATCAAAATAATATTCGACATATTTAGGTCCTAATATGTCTGCTATATCTTTTGTTACATTTTTATAAGATACATCATATTCATCAACCTTATCTCTATCTATATAAGATAATTTATATGATGGTGTGAACTCTTCTTTACTTATATATACTTTCATTGTAGGTGACTCTACTCTTTCAGTTTTCATTTTACCATCAATCATATCTCTATATATAATTGATACTGAGTCATTACCCCATTTACCTGTGTTTTCATTTTTCTGTGCTCTATGATAAAGCACATTAGTCAATAATATTTCTTTTTTTCTTTGAAAGGCTTTAAACATTACTTATCAACTCCTTTTTAGTTATTTTTTAGTTCCCAAACTAATGATTTCTTATGGTTAGTAAGAATTTTAATCTAAAACATCAAGGTAAATTAAATATACGAAATAAAGGAGGTAAATGGAATATGTATTTTAAAGAAGAAGAATGTATCAATCCATTTGAGACATTAGGTCCAAGAAGAGATGCATTTGGCAATTTAGTTGAAGAAAAGAAAGATGAAGAAGATACATCTGGTTCTGCATTAAGTCAGTTACTAGGTGACGATAATATAGCTACAGAAGAAGATAAAGTTGAAGAAGTAGTAGAAGAGAAACCTATAATATTAGACTTTGCTGGATTAGCTGATGATATCAAATATAATCAAGAAAATAGAGAAACTATTTTAAAACAAAGACTAGGTATGGGTGATACTAAGAAATTCAATCCTCCTAGTATGGAAGTAGGAGAAGCTCCTAAGAAAACTACTAGGAAAAAGAAAACAGAAAAAGATGCTGATGGTGAAGAAGTCAATGAAAGAGAACAAGTAGACTTCTATGAAAAGAGATTTAGTAAACCTCTTAACAGAGTACAAAGCATCATTGATGAATTAGATATTAAGAAAGATAAAATGGAAGCTGAAGCTGAAGAGATGAGAGAAATATCTAAGAAAGCTCGTAATGGAGCAATATTAGAATACTTAGGTAAAACTGAATCTAATATTATAGATACTCTTAAAACTAAACTTGCAGCTGTAAAAGAAGAAGTAAATATCAATACCAAGATATCTGAATTAGAATTGAAGAAAGCTAAAGACAAAGCTGACGCTTCAGGTGCTAATAACACTGATGTTATTATGTCTAAGATATATGCTAATATTGCTGGAGGAACATCACCAGCACAACAAATGCAACAAACTAACCCTCAAGTATTCCAAGGTAGTATGTCTATGAATGACATATATGATACTATGGTAAGTGATGACGGTTTTTTTAGTCCACAAGCATATGCTTCAGATGACAGTAGAGTAGATGAAATGATATCTAGCAGATATAATCATCTAGTTGACAGTGGTAGAATAGTAGAAACAGAAGCTGATAGGAATCTAAGATATGCTGGTAGAAGTATAACTATGTATGTTTATAAAGAAGATGCTGGACCTAACTGGAGATTTGCAGCTATAGATAATGAATCTAATCAAGAAATATATGATTATGAAAAACCTACAGTATTAGGTAATAAGATGAATTTTGATGTAAGTAAAATGATAGCATATGATAATGTAAACAGATATCCACTAGTATTAGTTCCTTATGTCGATGAATATGAAGATAAGAGAATGGTATCTTCATATGGTGGTAGTGGACAATATGCTTATGATATTTAAAATATAAAAATAAACAGTAGAACCCTGTATGGAATTATATCCATACAGGGTTCAGATTCTATTAATTTCTAAGGTTTTAAATGAAAAACTATTATTCATGCTTGTTTCAAAATACTACTGATTTGTTCTAAGTATTAATTATTATTGTTATCATATAGAACATTTTCAGACGATTTTACTTTAGGTGCTCCATTAAGTAATATGAAGTTAGTCTCATAACTTTCAAAAGCATTATTGTGAGATATTACAAATACTTGTTCCATATCAAAGATACTCATAATATTCTCTAATACTCCTAAGAATTTTCTTTTATTATTATAATCTAATGGTCCATCCATTTCATCTATAGTTATTATATTATAATCTGTAGTACCTTGTGCAAATAAAGATACTGATAAGATTAATGATATAATAGCTTTCTCTCCCATAGACATTGTCTTTACATCAGTATTAACTACACCATTTAATTTCTTACAAGGTATATTAAATTCTTTATCATTTATTACAAATGGTAATAATTCATATTCATCTGTTAATATCTCTTGTAATAGTTTATTAGCTAGAGTTCTAGCTCTCTTCATATAGATATCTATAAATACTAATGGTATTCCTTTATTAGGTGAAGTTACATCTTTCAATAGTAATAGCTTATTATAGTTATCTTCTAATTCTTCTTTTTCTTTTTTGTATTCTCCTAACTTTCTCATATTTACTTCTATATCTAATTTTTCATCATTCAATTGCTCAGTATTATAATCTATACTATTTAATGACTTCATTCTTTTCATTTTAGCTTTTTCCATCTCATACTTATATTCATATATCTCTTCTAATATAGACAGCTTATTTTTAACTTCCTCTATATGAGTTTTGTTAGCATTATAATTACTACATGCTTCTATTAGAGTACTATAAGCTTCTTTTCTTTTATCTATCTCTATTAGTCTATATGCATTACTTTCATTCTTTTTAAGTAACTCATTATACTTACTTCTAGCTTGAGTTATCTCATCATTTAATTTAGATATATCTTTATCTAACTCTTCCACATATTCCATTTGAACTACATAAGTATTCAATTTAGAATTAATGAACTCTAAATCTTTCTTATCCTTTTCTAACATTTCCTTTATAGTTAAATACTCAACTAATTCAGAGTTATCCCATTCTATACCATATAGATTATTCTTTAATCTATCTATAAATTTATCTATATTAGTTATAAAGTTATTAGGATATACTTTATCTATATATGTACTATTATTTTCTATATAGTCTAATATATGTAGAATAATCTTTTTAGCATTAGATATTTCATATAACTCTTCACATAGTTTTTCTTTTTCTTTTATTTCTATTTCATACTCTTTTATTTGTTTACCTAAGTTATCTAAGTATTCTTTAGTTATTAATTTATCTTTCTCAATATTAATAAAAGGACAAGTGTTATTATTACAATCTTTAGGTTTCTTTTCTAAAACCTTAGATTGTTCATCTTTTGTTTTCATTGACATATCTAGAGTATATTGTAATTGGTTCTTATTATATATATCATCATTCATTTCTGCTCTTACAATATTCATTTCTTTAATCACATCATCATTCATTTTTTCTATAGCTTTAGTTACTATAGTAGGTGCGTAATTAGTAGAAAGATTATTTACATTAGCAGCTATGCTTTTAAGATTTATACTAGCATTATTAGCTTCAAAAGAAGTTATATTATTAGTATCTTTAAATTCAGATGATTGTACTTTACTCTCATTTATTTTGATACTATTTTCTAATTCTTCTTTTTTATTTAATAAACCATTATACTCATTATTAGAGATAATATTATTTCTTTTTGACGATTTATTTTCTAAGTCTTCTATCTTCATATTAAGTGAAGCATTAATTTCTCCAATTTTAATATTATTCTCTTCTGTGTCCTTATTAATATTATCTTGAGCATTAGCATATTCAGAAATTTTAGTTCTAAATATGTCTAATACTTTATTTAAATCTGTTTCACTATTCTCTATATCTATACCATTATTTTTTAGTACAGATTTAAGTCTAGTCATTTGTATATTAGCTACTTGTACTGCTTCTCTTAGTTTATCTATTTCTTCAGGTAAAAAATTAATAGATAGACCCATAGTATTTAGCTTCCTGCTGTATTCTTCCCATTTATAACTTTCTTTATGGGTTTCCTCAGCAAGGTTTTCTTTTAATGTTTTATAATTATTTAATTCATTATCTATTACTTTAATTCTTGATTGTAATTCTGGCACATCTTTAATAGCATCTATATTACTACTAACCTTTAATATTAAATTCTTATACACTTTCACTTTCTCAGATAATTTCTTATGAGTTTCATTTATCTTTTCTAATGTAGGTTGTATATCATTAAAATATTTCTTTCTTTCAGCTGTAGTCATATTTACTATATTATTACTATTGATTGCTAATCTAGATAGTCTTAAATATAAAATAGAAATACCTAACTCCCTTTCTATTATTTCAAGAAAGGGAGTTACATTTCCATTAGGATTTAATTCACTATAGTTTTCACTATCTATACTAGCTTTTCTTATATAAGATTTTACATTATGTCCAGTCTTACTTGGTGTATATGAATGTATAATTATATACTTATTGTTATTATGCACATAATGTATTTCTTTTTCACCTTCTACTCCAGATATTATTATAGAAGGTTTATCTTCTTCACCAAATGAAAATGGATGTAATGAATGTATTATTGTAGACTTACCAGAACCATTAGCTCCAAGAAATAAAGTAATCTTATTCTTAATATTGAATTTTATTTCTACTTCATTCTTATGGAGTCCATTCTTTACTCCTATATAATTTTTTAATCTAAGATAGGAAATCCACATAATATTACTCTCCTAATAATAAAGCATAATTTCTTAACATATCCTCAGTATTACATTCTTTTATAGAATTTATTTGATTGATACATTCATCAAAATCAATTTCTTTCTTACCATATCTAGTTAATACTGCTTTTATATCTTCTTCCTTTTGATTAGCAAAAGGAGATTTTAATACTTCATTTAATACTTTATCTAACTCTTCTTTTTGTTTTAATATTATATCTTCCATTATATTTCCTCCTATTATTGTATTGTATTACTATGTTTTCTATACTATTATTTTGAATTCTATACTATCTATTGATGTATTTAAATCTATTGTTTCAGTTACTAATTTAGTATGTGTATTTAACTCATACTTTACATTGCCTTCAAATATTTTATAGATAGCATCAGTTTTTACTAATACATCTATAACCATATCTTTGGCTACTGTAGATGTTTGTTTAGCGAAATTAGATACTGCTATATTAGACAATGGTATTGTATTACCCATATTTAATTCTACTGTAACATGACAATCTTCTTCACTTATATAAAGAGTATCATAGAATTCTGTCAATTTCTTCATAAGTGTTTCCATATTTTTAAATGCTTCAAGAAGTTTAGTATTTAAACTTAATAAATTAATCATTGTATGATATTCTGCTCTTTCAGAAAATATTTCTGGTTCAAAATACTTACATACTAATAGATAGCATAAATACTTATCATTGAACTCTGGTATTATTCTTGGTCCATTATTAAACATGAAAAGATGATATACTAAGTCATGTAGTAGTGGGTATTTTTCTTTACCTTCTTGTGTGTCCATTACATATCTATATGCATCTCTATCTAATATAGGAAACATATTGAAGAATATATTAAACCCATCTTTTATTTTATATTTTTCTTTATTTGGTATATATTCTTCCTTATATTCATATCCAACAAAAGCAGTCTCATACCCACAGCTTCTTGCCAAAATAGTTATGTGAGTATTTCTACACAATAATAGGTTTGGTCTAAAACCTATTCTCAAAGCAAATTCAATATATTCTTTAGATACTGCTATAAATATCTTTTTAGAATTTTTTATTTGTTCTATAACTTCTTCTTTTAGATTTGTAAATACTGAAAAGTCCCCACCATCTAATATATTTAACATCTCTTCTGGTTTCAATACAACTTCCACGCTAACAGATTCTTCAACCTCTTTTACATTAATCTTACTATCTACAGTTATTACTGCCACACTTTTATTCTCACTAAATATTCTCTTTAGTGCTACTGCATCAAACTGACTATATAAGTTAGTCACTAGTATATCATATATTATTATTTCTTTATCTTTAAATGCATTCGTCATTTCATTTCACCTCTTTGATTCTATTAAGTATTTTTATTAGTTCATCAGCATGTTCATACAATTCATTTCCACCATATCTTAAACCTAATCCACCAATATTAACATTTTCTGATAAATAGATTTCAAATTCATCAGCTATACCTTGTCTAGTATTATTTTCAGATTGCTTAGACATAGCAACAGCATATGCTTGTATTATTAGATTATCGACAGTTTTATTTATCTTATCTAATGGTATATCCTCTACTTCATCTAATCCTATTTCTGTCATATGATCATTAATAGACATATCGTGATATCTACCAGGAATATATTTATCAGGGTTCATTATTATTCTTTCTACTTCATATAATCTTTTTATAATACTCTTTAAATGAGCTTTCACGTATTGTAATAGTATTTCATTGTCAGTTGCATATATCTTTCTATTTTTTATAGTATCTAGGATATCAAGTATTATATTATAATAATACGCATTATCAATTTCATTATTTAAATATCCTTTAAATAATAAATAGAATTGTTCAGACACATAGATATATCTTGACACACTACTGCTACACATAACTCTATAGAAGTCATGTCTTGCTAATTTATAAAATGGTTTTATATAATAATACATATTATATGGTAATTTAAATATTGGAGTATCTCCATTAATATGTGCTATTAACTCTGTTACCTTGTATAATACTTTCTCTTTTACTATGTCAATATTACCAATTTTAGATGTATCATCACATATTGACATTAATCTATTAAAAGATGTATTATACATATCCAATTGTAGTGTTATATCACTAATACCTTTAGCTAATTCTATATTTTTACTTATCATATCTAATTCATATTTAACTGATGCCATTTTCTTTACCTCCATCAAATGCTTCTTTTATTTCTTTTAGTGCTTTTTGTAAATCATCAATTCTATCATATAATAATGAACCATTTAGCATTAAATTATCTGCATAAGAACATTTCTTACAATCATTTAATATATTTTCAAATTTACTAATTTTACTATTTATTTTTATAGATTTATCTTTAAACATTTTTAATTCATATGTCCTATTGACAATATATGATGTTATCTTTTTATCTAATTCTTGTTTTGATAATGGTTCTTTTCTATATATGCCAAGTATTCTCATTTCATCTTTTATATCATGATTTCTGAATGCTAATAATTCACCTGAATCTATTAATCCTTCTTCTTCCAATCTATTTAGTATATTTATTGAGGAATATCTTACATAATCAATAACTAACTGTTCACTAGATATAGGATCAGCATTGTATATCAATGATTTTAAAGCATGTTTATAATAATTTTTATTAGTAACCCCATATAAATAATTTTCAAATATATCTAATATTGATTGAGTTACTTTTAATAATGAGTCTAATTCATGACCCATTAGATTAATATTATCATCATTGTCATACATACTTTCAAATTTATTTTCTAGTAAGCCTCTTAATATATCTGGTATGAATATTAGCTCATTATGTTTAGGACTTATATTGATTATATTAAAAATATTATCTAATATTTTTCTACCAAATTCCTTTATCTCTTTAGAATAGTTAATAGGCATTCCGAATATATTATTCAATTCAGTATATGAGAAATATAATTGATACATTCTTTCATAATTATCTTCACAAGTATTTATTCTAATTATCTTATCATTTATATAATTCAATCTTGTTATTACATCATCCATTTATATCCACTCTCCTTCTATATGGTATTTATTCTTTTTAATATGTAATTCTCTATTTATTTTATCTATTTCTTTTCTTAATCTTTGTTTTAGATTGTTCTTCCAAGGTAAGTCTATTTCAAATCTAGTGAAAGGGTGTTTTATATCCGGATCTATACCTAAGTATCCTTGTAATACTTCCTTTAACTTATCCCACACTAATTGCTGACTTATCACAAATCTAGTCAAAGCCTCATTTTTATTTATCATTATAATTTTATTCATTTTAATATATTCCCATTTGTCATTACTAAATACTTCTATATTAATTAGAAGTATATCATTAGCATATAGACTTATATTTGATAAATTATAATCATATTTTATCTTTTGACGGTCAGTATAATTTACAACAAATGCACACTTATATTTCATTACTATTCCTCCTTAATATTTAAAATTGATATTTGAATAAAATACTACTTATTGTCGGTATTAGTAGTTCTTTCATCTCTTTTGTAGGATTCAACATACCTTCTACAAATATACCATAGAAAGCATCACTTTTATCAATAAATTCTTTTAATTTAGTATCTAATTCTTTTCTTGCAAATTTCATATTCTGACCAGGCATAGTATCCCACATATACTGTAAACCAGGATATTCTTTCATTATATTTCTAGCCATTCTGTAGTAAATCTTTTCTTTCATTTTAATTGAACCTCCTATAGTTTTAAATAAAACACACTTCTACCATTTTCGTGCTTTTGTAATTTGAATTTTAATTTTTTATATAGTGAAATAGCATTAGTGTTAAAATCATAAACTGCTAATTCTATTTTACTATATTTTAATTTAATATAATAATTTATTACTATTTTTAATAAGTATTCGCCTATTTTTAATCCTCTAGAACCTGTATCTACCCATAATGCATTTATATGACCTATTTTCTTATCACTTTCATTAGTTATTTCTATAAATCCAGCATCTTTACTTTTAGCTTCTGCTATAAATACAGTTTTATTACTATTATTAAAATCTTTTATAATAGCATCCTTTAACTCATTATCATTAATATTATCTAATTTTAAATTTTTCTTATGTAAATCATACAATTGTTTATGCCATTTTAATAGTGTGTCAGCATCTTCAACAGTACCTCTTCTATGCCTAACATTATAACTTTCAACTTCCATTTCTTTAAATCCTTCTAACAAATATTTATTTATCATAAATTCCTCCTTTCAAAATATTAAAGAACAGAGATACTATATGTATCTCTGTTAAATCTTATGTGTTAGTCAGTTAAGTCCTTCATAGCTCTATCTAAAGCAATTAAATATTGAGTAGTATTAATAGATAGAAGCTTTATTGTATTATCTATTTTAACTGTGTAATTATCAAGATTTGCAGTATTATTTATACTATTTTTCACATCACCTATATTCTTGTATAATAGCTCTTTTATATCTTCTAAACCACTTTTAAACTTTTCTTTATCGAAACTTTTTATAGGCTCAGCTGCCATCTTTTTATATATTTCTATCCTACTATGTAGACTGTTTAAGTATTGATACATATAAGCTCTTTGGTTTTCCATGCAATCAAGTTCTTTTGGTAAAATATATTTTGATTTATCACTATTTAAAAACTTATCTAATTTATCATATTTTATTTGAAGTTCCTTTTCTTCAAGTAATACTCTTTTTATATGATCTGGACATTCAAATCCTATATAAACTATTGGCAGATTCTCAGGTCTAAATAGTTCTTCAAATTTATCTAAATAAATATTGAATTGATCATCACCTTCTCCACAGCTTTGTATAGATATATCATTTATTATATTTATAAGATGTGATGCTTTAATTGGGTCTCCTGCATACCAACCATTTCTATCAAGAGTTCCATCTACAATGTTATAAAGTTCTACCGATTTCTTAAGTAGGATAACTCTAGTTTCACCATACTTTTCTTTAATTCCCTTAATTACTAATTCTTTTAATTCATGATTTGTCATTTTACTACTCCTTTCAAAATAAAATAAGAGATACATAAAGTATCTCTGTTAAAAATCTATTATGTTACTATACACTGTATTACTATCCAATGTAGGTAAAACATGTCCACCTAGTGATGAGAATACTGGTAAGAATGCTGATATGCTATCATTGATAATAGTATCATAATCAATATAATTATGTGTCCATTCTGGTATTATATCCACATCTTCTGGTATTGCTATCCATTTAACTCCATATGAAGATATTTGAGTATTTTTATTATTATATACTTCTTTATACAATTTCTCATATATATCTGGATGAGTTTCACTCAATTGCTGAGCATCAATTAGTTTACCTAATTTCAATCTTAATAATTTTACATTATTAGGTAATTGTATTGGTGTCTCAGGATACAATAAATCCCAAGTCATACATCCTCTAATACCTGCCATTCTTAATGGGTCAGCATAAGCATTAGGGTGATTTACTTTAGCTGGTTTTAAGAATCTAGTTTCTTTCTTAATACTATCTATTACTAAATCTTCTACTGCTTTTACTTTATTAATAACTAATCCAATATCTATTTTATTAGATTTTAATATATCTTCTTCTAATATATCTATTAGCATCTGACTTACTTCAGGGTTAGTTACTGTCTTAATTAATTGCAGTCCTTTAATATCTAAAAATGGTGGATTTAATAAAGCTCCTTCTTGGGATAATACTAATGAAGCATAGTTCTTCTTAGCATCTGTAGTCAATACTCTTTTCATAAGAAATTCATTCTTCATTTGTATTATTTTAGCTTTATTATCATCTTCTACATTACAAGATTTGACCATAGTATACAATGCATTACTAATATAATATGTACATATATGTGCCATCAAATTTACTATACATATTCTTTCTTCTGTATCATTTAAATTGTATACTATTGGTGAATCTTCTTCCATTACTTCTTCTCTTACGAAATTATAGAACTCATCTAGGTTTATAAAGTTAGAGTCAGTATCTATAGTGATAACTCTTTGTCTTCTTCTATATACTAGATTATTAATTCTATTAATAGAAGGAGTATAATCCATTACTGCTAATTCTATCAAATATTTTAATTCATCTACCCATACCTTAACTATTTCTGGAGCTTCATTAGCATCCATAAATAATTTAAATTCCCCATAAAAATTAGTTTCTGTAGGTATTCTGTAATTTATCTTACCTTTACTATCCACTATTTTGAATTCTTCTTCATTTAATTCACCCATAGTATATAGAGTATTTCTAATAAGATTTCTACAATATCTACTATCTCTTAAGAACTGTATTAAGCTATTCTTATAATATAGCTTAGTAACTTGGTCATCACTCATAGAATTTATTAATTTTCTTAATCTATACTCTTCTTGTGGTGTAGGTGAGAATACATAATTTTCATCTTCTACATATATCTGAGATATTATTCTATTATATAAATCATTCTTAGATATATTAGTATTGATATATTGATTTATATCAAAATCTTTAGATATTGTTCCTAATAATTCCATTATATGAGATATTGCTTCATCTACAGACAAGTAAAATGTATTTCCTGATAAGAATTTTTCAAAACTACACATAGCATTACTTATTAATGATTGTCCTTTAGCTGTAACCGATATTGCAACATCCCTGTTATAGAATATACAAGATGGTGCTCCTGAACCTCCATAATATGAGTTCATATCTTTCTTTTCACCATTTTGTGCTATATTGAATCTGATAAATTGTTCTGATAATTTACCAAACTCTTCTCCAGCTTTAAGCATTTGCTTTTTAATAGCTTTTCTTTTAATACCCATTTCTTCTAATATCTCAGCATTTGGGTTTCTAGCATCCTTATGTTGTTTATATAGAGAGCCTTTCTCTGTTATAATAGGATGCTTATCTTCTAAGAAATCTAATACTTCTAATGTATTAGATTCTTTATTTAATCCTTTATATGTATTTCTTAATTCTACTGGTATTATATTTATTTTATTCATTATATCCATATCTAGCAACTCTAAAAATTTATTTTTATCTAAATCTGGATTTGTAAATAAAGCATATTGTAATGCTTCTTCTTTATATTTCTGAATAAATTTTGAATTTTGAATATCCATATTACTCTCCTAATAAAGTAGTTAATCTTCCAATATCATCTGGTTGATGTCCATCATATTCTGGTGCTTTTTCTAATTCTTTTACATTAAATAAATCCCAGTATCTATTGTTATAATGATAAGTATATTGTCCAGCAGGTGTGTCTATACCTACTATAAACATATCATCGAACATTGTACCATCATGATGTTGTCTAGCTTTCCATGCTTTATCTTTATAAGTCTCTAATATTACTTTAAATAGTATCATTCTATTAAAGTATAATTCATTCATTGTATGCCAACCATCTGAGATATATGGTTCTGCATTTTTCTTTTCACTATATAATTTCTTTAATTCTTTTAAATCCATCTCATCAACTCCTTTAAGATTGAGTTTTTAGTAGAGTAATAACTAATAAATTCTAGTTATTACTCTACTTTTTAATTTATAACTGTTGTATTTATATTATTCTTTATATATGTTTTTAGTGCAGTTCTTACCATTTTATTGTCTAAAAAGAAACATATCTCATCATCTGTCAATTTACAATTATCATCAACATTAGTAAATATAGTAGCACTGAATACTATATTATCGTTACTATTAAATACAAAATCTAAATATCCTGCCTCACTACTTTCAATCAATTCATTTTTACTATAATTACTACTACCTCTGCCAGTCCAAAATATAAATCTTTGCTCATCCTTTATATATTTGAAAGATATAAAAGTCCTATCCTCATCACTTCTAAACATCAATTCTTCTGGGAAACTAGAATCTAATTTTCTATCTATCTTCTCTTCCTTCATATTACACTCCTATTTTATTATGTTCTTTAAGCTCATTTAAAAGTTTTTGTTTTCTTTTAACTATACTATCTTTAGCACTTCTTAAATTTGTTACATTGCCTCTAAATACACTTAATTTAGTATTTAAGTTTGAATTCAGAAAACTCTTCTCAGTTGCTGATTTAGCAGAGTATATCAATAGTTGGACTTCCAAAATATCTTCTAGTGCTGACAATCTTTTATCTATAATATCTAATAATTCATTATCTGCTTTCAATTGTTTTTCTAATAATTCTAATGTTAAATTATGTCCCATATTAATTCTCCTTTAAATTAAATATATAACACTTCATAATCTCCAAATATTTCAGCTTTAGATAAATATTCACCAACAACTAATAGTACTTTAGCTTCATCTAAAGTCATACTGCCTATATCTAATCTATACTTTAATCTATTAAAACAAACCCTAGCAGTTAAATCAGTATCTATAAATAATGCTCTACCTTCTTGTCTTACTTGTTTTAATAATTCTTGTCTATGGTGACATTTAGTACCTTTAAATCTTTCATCATTATCTAAAATATATCTACCTGCTTCAAATACAGCTTGTCTTAATATTTCTTTCTTTATTACATATTTCATATCTTTATCATACTTCATCTTTCTATATTTTGTTTTTAGTTTCATTATATATCTCTCCTTTATCTATGGTCTACTATTATTGTGTCTATAGTTTGAAAACTATCAAACTCTGTCAATATTAGACTTAATAAATATTTATTTATCTTATTTTTTAATATATTATTATCCATTGAGTATGGTGATAGATCATCAGTAAATGCAGATATACCATTAATCATATTTAATTCTGATTCACCACAAAATCGTAAATCATTATTTTCATCAATATGAATTACTAATTTTAATTTGTGTGCATTCTCATTTTTAGTATATTTCATAAATACTTTATATATTCTCATATTAATTCCTCCTCATCTTTATCTCCAATATTTCTTTTCTTACCTTTTACTGTACTAAATGCATTTACTTGTTTATTATAAGTACCTTCAACCTCACTACATCTAATAGTACCTAACTCTTCTTCAGGAAATCCTAAATAAGATATAATATTAAGTCCTGCATTGTATAAGTCAAATCTTTCTATATGATATAGGAAAGTTTCTAATATATCTACAGTCACTATAATACTATCATCAGGAAAAGTTATTAGTACTGATTCTATGTCTTGTCCTTCTTCATTAGTATCTATATATGGTGAAAAGAAAATTAAATTATTAACACTTTCAAATGAGTATTTAATATCCTTACTTCCTCTACTATGAATTAATCTATTATTTCTCATTACAAATATTGGATTTTCTGTATCATAGTATAAAGATAAGAACTCTTTTAATACTCTAACAAATCTTGGTATATTACCATTATTTAAAAATATATTAGCTTGATTATTTCTACCAATCTCTAATGTAAGAAAACTAGAGAAGCTCAATTTCAAACTAATTAAAGTACTCTTATCTGAGTATTGACTACTTTTATATCTATATTCTTTATGATACGACTGTCTAGATTTATCTGCTTCATCATATCCAAAATTACCTAATTTAACTTGGTGCTTTAATAATAAACCACCAAGTCTTAATACATCTGAACTTATTTTTTCTAAATCATCATATTTAGTATACATTAATTCTACTCCTATTTAAATTTTACTGTTATAGTATTTCTTGTATTGTGTACTATTATAGATTTTAAGTTATATTTCTTATCAAATATTAATTCTGTATTATCTGGTATAGCTTTTACTATTTTCTTAATAATATTTACATTATTAATTATATCATATTCATCTCTACCTGTATGGAATACTGTTTTAATATCTAATTTTATATCTAGTACTAGTATTAAGTCTAATAAGCTATCAATAAGAGTACCTTTTATTTTCCTTAACTCTATATATTGTCCATCATTTCTGACTTCATCATTATAGTAGTCATATTTATCCAGCAACTCTAGAAATTCTAATTTAGTATACTGGTGTTTATTAATCTTTTGAATATCCATGTATTCTCAGCTCCTTATTTTATATAGTATAAATAAGTTAAAAGTGTGGTAGATACTAATCTACCACACAAATTTCATTCTAGTTTCTGTATAAGGATATTTATCATACATATTATATTTAAAATAAGTTTCCTTATCTACATATACTTTATTTAGTTCATCTATTTCTTTAGAGTATATTACAAAAATATATTCTTCATCATGATGAACAATCTGAGGTACATATGTAGTACTCTTACCTATAATTAAAGGTCTAACTATTGTAGTATAGGATTCCTCATTATGTATTTTATCTGCTATATGCGACTCATGATAAGTTATATGAGTAGTTACTACATGTCTAGTATAAAACCAGTTAATACATAAGTAAGTACATAGTGTTACACATATAGCTAACAGTATATTCCTTGCTGTTTTAATCATTGTTGCTACCACCTTATATTTTAGTATTCAATATTTTTCTCACTTGAGTTTTAATTATCTTTAATCTAGATTTATATTGGTTAATGCATTCAGGTATAGATACATCATAACAGTCAAAAAATAATCCACCATCTCTTAGTCTACCTATCATTTGCTCAGTATTTACTTCAGACTTATATGTCTCAGTGTTTATTATTACTCTAAGATTAGCAATGTCTTTAGCTGTACCAAGCGACTTCATAGGAGATATTATTATTCTTGAATTATTATATACATCTTCCTTTACTTTAGTATTCATTTTAGAATGATATACTCCAATCATATCTTTAGGATAACCTAACTCCTCTATCATATATTCTCTAAAGCTTTCACATTCTTCTATTGTTGATATATAGATTATACATCTGTATCCACCAAATAGTTTACTATATATAGCTAATGCGTGTTTAATATATCTATATACTGGCATATTAGTATCTGAGAAAGCATACTGTGCATACTTAGTACTAGATAAACCTTTAACTGTTTTTAAACTTTCTCTCTTATACATATTAGCATTACTATTTAATTCATATATAACAGCTTTTAGTTCTTTTGTAGATGTATCAAATAAATCCATTCCATATTCAGGCATATGTGAAAATGTTAATTGATATATCTTATTCATCTTAGGGTCAGATTGTTTAGGTGTAGCTGTTACATAAAAGGTTTTATTGGTATTAGTATGGAAGTCTGTCTTATACATGTTTTTAATTTCTTTATGTGACTCATCATACACCTTAATACCAATTTTTAGCTTTTCAAATAATTTATCTAAGTTTTCCCAACCAATTTTCCTAGCAATTCCATCTATAGTATCATGAGTTGTTGAGTAGAATTTATATTTTTCTGCATCAAAATTCTCATCATTCCATATTTCAAATAAATTAGTTGGATTTAATTGTAATACTTCATTTTCTTTTATAGTAGTATACTGCAATACTCTATCTACCCATTGCTGTCTAGTCTTGCTATCAAAATTTATAACTATAGCTCTAGCTTTAAATAATGATATACCAGCAATAGCACAATAAGTTTTACCTGTACCAGTAGGCATAGTCAACATAAGTTGACTATACTTAGTGGTATACTTAAACTCCCCTACACCATAAAGATACATTAGAATTATCTTCTGATTATTATCTCTAGGTGGTACTACCATATCTATATCTATCTTATGTAGTTTATTAGGTTTTATATAGTTAAATCTTTCATCTTTATATTGCATGAATTCATTTAACCCTATTCCTTTCGGAACATACAAAACCTTGTTATTTTCATCATACTCAAGAGCAACATCTATCACTTTGTAATAGATGTCGTCAAAAGTAGTTAATGCTTTTTCTAATCTTTTATCTTGACCTAGCTCATAATTATATATCTTATAAACTGTACTAGTTACATCAATCATATTTCTAGTCCTTTTTAGTTTTATTAAGCATTAGATTATTAAACCAATTAGCTCCTGTCATTCCTGATACTGGTATTTTAGAATCATCTTGCTTTACCACATTAGCACTTACAGTTAATGGTTTAGTTTCAACAAATGTTTCTTTTACCATAGGCATTTTAACTCCACCAAATCCAGGCAACCCACAGAAAGTATTTCTTTGTGCTTTATCTTCTTGTCTTCTAATACTATCATAGACTCTCTTATCTATTATCTTTTTTGTAGTATCTGTTAATCTATTGTCATCTTTGTCTTTTAATTTAATAGTGTCAGCTACTGATACTATTTTAGTAGAAGGCTTCTTATTCAATAATGCTGTTTCAGCTTCTTCTACTGTATTAAAACCTATTTCACCAGGGTTTAATACTCCTAATATATTATTTCTCATACCTAATTCTTTTTCTATATTACCTATACGCATATTATCTATAGACTCTTTATTTACATATAGATATGGTTTACCATTTTTAATATACTTACAAGCTAATACAAATTCAGAAGTGTTTTCTAAATCAAAATAAAACCTATTTCCAATTTTCTTCATAGATACTTTTACAAACTTATCTAGATAAGTACCTACTTTAGTATCTGAGCATACTAATTCATTATCATCATCTAAATACACTAATGCAGTTCCTGTTGGTAAATTATCTTTAGCTGCTCTTATATCCATAGTCATATTTTTAGCATGAAATAATGCATCAGCTTCTATTTCTCCTTCCAATTTAGTAGCATAATGCTTTCTTATAAATAATACTGATTCAGTACCTGGTGTTCTAAAATCTTTATCTTCTTTATATCCATATACATCTAATATGTCACTTATTATTGTATAGAAACTTTCAGGATATGTGTATCTTTCATATGCTGTTCTAGTAATAAATTCTATCTTACCATCATCACCTCTAAGAAATCTAAATGTACCAGATCTTCCTAATTCAACAGTATTACCAATATCCATTAACAGTTTATCTACAATAACATCAGTACCTATTTCTAATTCAATATCCTTAATTTTTTGTGCCTTTTCTACTGCTCTTGTTATTAAATGTAGCAATCCTTTATTTCTGACCATTACTTTTCCTCCTTAATATATTAAATTTTATTCAAACTATTCCAAATAATTAATCCTACAAATACAAGTATAGATATATATTTTAATACTCTTACACATTTAAGTATCTTACCCATATTCTCTCTGCTCTTAAAAAAATTCTTTATCTTATTCACACCAAGCCTCCTTTAATTCCAAAGTATTTTCTTAGTATCCTCTTTATGAGTTTCTTCTTCTCTATGGGACTTTAATAATGCGTTAAAAGAATCTACTAGTCTATCATATGTGTTTATTAGTGACCCTCCTATTTTGTCATAAGTATCTATGAATTTCTTTATATCTCTTTCTATATTATCTGATTCTTCATACAATCTTACTAATTTATAGAAAGTGAATATCATAGATATTCTATTAATAAATCCTATAAAGTTTTCTCCCATTCCATATTCAGGATTTAATCTATAACTAAGAGTCCTATTAGAATATTTAGAGTTTGCTCTATGCATATCTTTATAAATAGTATAAGTTTCATATACATAGTAATACTCAGTACCATTTTCTTGTATTATTCCTAATGGCGTATGTGATACTCCAGTAGTTCTACGGTTATAGTGAACTTCCATTTTATTCAATATTTCTATTGCTCTTTTAATACTGTATTTCCCATTTATTAATTCTAATAGTTCTCCACCTTCTTTAAAATCTGGATCAAAACAGAAAGGTGCTAATATAGTTACTATTAAGCTTCTAGGGAAATCTTTTTCTATATCGCTGTATAATTTCTTATCTTTTATTACAGCTTTCAAAGTTCCTATTATTCTCTTTACTGATAATACATTAAACTCTCTAGCATTACCATCTACTAATTGAAATGGTCCTACAAAGTTTATGCTAGTTATAAGAGAGAATAATTTAAATTGTTCAGTAAAGTCTCCTTTAAATCCAACAGTTACTTTAGGTAATGTGAATAATATCTCTGTACACATACCATGTTGGTTAGGTATACTAAAACCAATCTTTATAAAATTCTTATATTTATCATCTACATTCTTAACTATACTCTCATACTTCTTTATAGTTTCTTTCATCATGTCAGGTGTAAATGTAGTTGATGTATCAATCTTTAATTTTAGTTTTTCCTTAGTATTTGAGTCCTTATCATATAAATTTGTATTATCTACAAGACTTTTCATTGCTCTCATTATAAAATCAATAAAATCTTGTATTGGCTCATCTAATCTATAATAAGCATTTACATAATATTTTAATTGTGCTATAGAGAACATAGTAGATTTAAATCCTGTTAGTTCTCTTCCAAAGTTGCAAATCTCAGCTACTGCTGGTAACAAATAATTTTTCATTGAATCTTGTTTCATATATTCCTCCTTATTAATAAAAATACTAAGTAGAGGTAATCTCTACTTAGTATATCTTCTTTTAAATAATGGGTCTGTTGCTGATGGTTGAGTTTTAGCATATGTACTAGGTTTTTGTATTTGACTTTCAAACTTTTGGAATGAAAGTGCAGATACTACACCAGTATGGAATATTGCTGTTGACAATCTTAATATTGTATAGTCGGCATTATTTCTAACTCTCCAATCAGGTATCTTAATTTGATTACTTGCAGATTTAACCATATTTCTCAATACACATTCAAAATGAACCATAGGTAATGCTTTATCTGGGTCTGCTCTATACATTATATCTATTAAGTCATTTGTGAATTGTGAATAAGTTTTATTTTGTACTCCAGCATTAGTATCTAATAATGCTGTTGTTTCAGTAAAGTCATTAGTTAAATCTGTATTTACTAATGGTAATAGAAATAAATCAGTAGAAGGGTCTTCTAATTTCTTTATTTCTATTTCCAAGGTATCACTATCTTCATCTTTCTTTAACCATAAAGCTATTAAATCTGGAGAAAGACTAAGTCCAGGATTAATAGGTTTCATTTCTATTAAATCTTCATTCTTCTTATTAGTACTTAAATAGAATTTGTCTACTACATATTCATCTGTCTCTTCATCTAAGTTCACATCTTCTTCTTTAAGTATTATCTTATATTTCTTATAATTCTCATTATTCATATTTATTCTAACATCTACCACATCTAATATGAAGTATTTATAGAATTCATCATTGAATTTATTTTCTACACTATTAGATTTCAATATATGCTTAGCTGATAATGAGTTTTGTGTTAGCTTTTCTGAAGCTGTTCTTGCACCAAAGTTACCTGCACCTATATCATTATTAATATAAGCTAAGTCACCATAACATTTGAAGCATATTTCATTATTGTTATTTGCACATGTAATAGGACTTCTAACACTTATTTCTTCTCCTATTAAGTGTGTATCTTTTTCTGTTATTAATACTAGACTGTCATCATCTAATACTCTATATCTACCTATATATCTATGAAGTATATTTTCATTTCTAATGTATACTTTAAGATAATTTCTAGTACCACAATCACTATGAGGGTCTTTACTTATATAGATATCTGAAGCTAATTTAGATATCTTTCTTGCAAAGTCTCCAGTATCAGCAGTTCTAGTTTTAGTTATTATTTGAGCAACTCTACCACCTTGCGAATCTACAAAATATTCTGAAGCTGTTCTTATTCCCGATATAAAGTTAGTCTTTACTATTTTGGGGATAATACTTCCTAACCCATCAGGACTCATTCCTACAGCTATAGCATACTTTGTAAATTGATCTTTATTTAATCCTTGATAACCTGCTTGTATTATAGGATATAGACAATGCTCTTTATGTTTACTAATTTTATCAAATGCTACTTTAGTGGCATCTTTCAAAAAGTCTTCTATTTCTTTTGGTGTCATACTATTATCTAATTTACTATAAGCATGTAATGCATCATAATAGTCTTTATCTTCATCCATTAAATCTACATCTGACAATAAGTCTATTGTAGTTCCTAATATACGACTAAATTTAGCTGATATGGTAGTAAACTCATACATTATATTAGTTAATACTGTATTTATTAATTTCTTTTCTGTTTCCTTTAAGAATCTATTTATTATTCTATTATCTAAATATTTCTTGAAAGTACCTTGTGTTACATTAGTACCATCAAATAAGTCTTTCTCAGATAATGGTTGTCTGAAATAAAATAGATTTGTAAACATTATAAGATTTAAATACATATTGGCTGGATGCATTTCATATCTTACATTATTAATAGTAAATGACACTATTGAAGTATTAAACTCATGTAAGTCTATATACATTGATATATTCTTAAATAAGTCTAATTTGAATTTTTGTATATGCTGTAAATACTCAGTATCATACAAATATGTATTGATTTCTCCAATATCTATATTAGAGAACTCTAATTCCTTTCTCTTAGCTACCTCTAATTTCGCTTTTTCTAGTTCTACTAAATCTACTATCATGATAATATCTCCTTTTTATCATTAATATTTAATATTGTTATTAATTTAGTTATTTTGATAGTTAAATACTATGTATTCATTATATTGACCTCCTTCCTAGCTTCATCAATATAATATATGAAGAAAATCATTTTAGGATAAGAGTATAAAAAAAATATATCAGGAGAGCTTTTACACTCTCCTGAATACTTGTATTAGGCTACTATCTTATATCTGTCTAATCTAAACTTATACTTTTTAGACAATCTTCTCATAAACTCTATATAGTTCTTAGCATTCACATATATAAAGAATGCTAAAACACTAAACCCCACTAATTTAATATGATGTATAGATACTATATTTGAGAATAGTTTTGGATATGCTAATCTCAATACATCATAACCAGATATAAATAATGAGAAGCCTAATAGTGCATACAACCCTGCCATTATATTTTCATGAAGAGCTGTAAATGTTTGCACATCTATACGGTAAATCTTAGTAGTAAGAATTACACTCTTTCTTGTCAAATCTTTTACTAATTGTTTCTTGTGTGAATTTACTCCTGAAACCACAAATACTGATACTACTAATATTATTAAAGTTATTATATTCATAAACATATTTAATTCCTCCTATTAATCTAATATCTCTCTAACTGCTGCATCTACAACTTCATCCATTTTTTCTTTAGCCAAATAAATATCATCTATTATAGATTTACTGTATCTTATTATCTCAGACATAGTAAATCTATCTGAAACAAAATACCAGCATTTTACTGTAGATATATCTGCTTGTCTACACAATCTAACTGGATACTTTGATCTGTACTGTTCACCTTTAGCATACATTAATCTATGTAACTCTAATGGAAATGTAATATAAGTTTGTCCATTATTTAATAACTTAATATGACATCCTCTATATACTATATATCTAGCAACTAGAAATTCTCCATCTAATGGCATATTATCATTATCAGGTAAATCAGTAATATCTAATTTATTTGTCATATTTCTTTTATGTTCATCTTCTAATTCTTTTAATTTTTTATCTTTAAATTTCTCAAATGCTATCTTATCCATTACTATTAGTATTAAAGCTACTAATACTGTTATATATACTAATTTCATAATTATCCCCTTTCATTATAAAAGTCTGTATAAATAAATTGCACATATAATTATCAATCCCCATAACGCACAACCTATTTCTTTTTTAGGCCCTTGAAATAAAGCAATTGCTATAAGAATAAATACTAATAATTTCATTCTTCATCACCTTTTATGAATTTATCTTTATTTGCTATTAATACCAATGGTCTTAATGCACTTATACTATCTTCTAAATTCTCATTGTATTCTATTAATTTAGAATTAAGGTAGATTAAAAATTCATATGGTAATTCATAAGAGACGACATAGCATAAGATTTTACCTTTTGTTGATTTATTATCTCCATATAAATTTTTAATAGGATTAGTTAGTGCAGAATGTTCATATACATTAGTGCTATGGTATCTATTTACTTCAAACTCTTTTAATGCTTCTGTTATAATTCTTCTAGCATTAGGTGAGTGATATAGTACATCAGCTGTATTATTTCCTTCTATAAATACCATAAAACTAGTTTTCTTATCTTTCATTATTCCTACATTTTCTATTCTATCCCATCTTTTAAATAGTCTATCTATCACATTTAAATCCAATTCTATTTTCCCATTATCATTAATCTTTATATATTCTCCATTCACATCTATCTTTACTGATTTATCTATTTTATTTTTTACTAACATACTAGCTATATTTTTCATGAATAAAGAAAATTCTGTTTTCTTAATACTATCTATTGTTATGCTTAATACTGCATATGATTTTTTAACTAATATTCTACGAATAGATATAGTATAATCATAACTATTACTTTCAAAATCTTGAAATACTATTTTTTCTATAGCTCTTATATCTTTTTCTTTTCCCTCAAATACAATCTTATTAATCATTATTATATCTCCTTATTTAAATTATTAAAAATCTCTTTTTCTAGTTAATGCATTTTCAGCAATATTCATAGCTACCTTAACATGATCTACATTACATAGATTGGTATAATTAACTAATATTATAGCTAAATATTTTAATTCTTCTTCTCTAAAGAATTCTACTAAATCTGATTTATATAATAATGTAGTCTCTGTACATGTCCCATCATCTTCATCTCTGGCAACTATAGCATCAATAGCATATGCTAATGAAGTATAAGTGTCTATCAATTTTACATCCATTTCTAATGATTTTCCTTCTGCTCTCATCTTATCTATGACTTTTGGGTCAAACATTTTCTCCATAGATTTATATAGAATTTGAGCATAATAACCATCTAGCATAACATACCCTTCATCTTTAACTATTTGGTCAAATAATTGCTGTTTAGTTAGAATATCCTCTCTCTGTTTAGTTTGTGTTTCTTTTGATTCTTGATTCTTTTTACTCCAAAACATTTTAAATCCTCCTATTTTAATTATTAGTGTAGTAAAGTATTGCTACTCTACTACACTAATATAATATATTAATTAATTGTAGATTTAAATTTTCTTAATGTTTGTAGTAGCATTAGTTTAATTGCTATATTACCAAAATGAGTAATATGTATTATATCACAATCTCCACATTTTCCTGTATGTGAAAAGTCTGATAAATATTGTCCATTCTCTTCTCTAACTCCTACATCTATTATTACTCTTCTCATACCATCATAAGTAGCTAACATTTGTTGTGATATTGAATTAGCTCCAGTACAAGTTATAATTAAATCTCCAGAAGTACAAGCTTCTATCCATTTATCATTACTTGCTGATGAATCTAATTCTATTAATTTAAATGCATATCCATAATCTTGTTTCAATCTTTTTAAGAATGAAGCTACTGGATGTCCAACTAGCATTCCTTTACCTATAATTACTATTTTCTTAGCATCATACAAATATTTTCTAGCTGCTAATATAATAGCTAAAGATGTAGGTGGTAATTTACTTAATGTATATAATGGTAAAGTTCTCCAGCATTCAGTCTTATCATTCTTCGCTGGATATAAGAATTCTTCAGAATCTCTTCTATAGATATCTCCTATATGTCTTCTAGTAATATCATTTATATATTCTTGTCCTACTTTTATTACATTTTCTCCTGGATATTTATTAATACTAAAACCTATGCACGACATCTTATCAAAATTTTTAATTAATATCTCATGTCTATATGCTTCTTCATATTTTAATCCAAAGCTTTCTATTATTTTCTTTTTATTTTTCATATAATAATAAATATCTTTAGGAGTATCTTTTGTAATATCCGATACATCTACAAAAGGTGGGATTTCTTTATTTCCTAATACTTTCTTTAAATGTCTTATCTCTGCTTTTATTAATCTGTCTAAGAAGAAACTCTTCATTTTAATTTCTTTAATCATTATTATTTATCTCCCTTATTGTAATTTTCATTAAACCCACATAAAAATTTTAAAGCTTCACTATATCTTTCCATTAGTGAGTTTGGTAATTCCAAATTGTGTTTTATAAATCTTCCAATATTCATATTATCTTCTAAATCTAATATTTTAACTTTCTTAGCTACACTATTATTAGAAACCCTTATTATATATTCTCTATAAGACTCTTCTTCATTTCTAGTTATAGCTACTATAGATTCTATTATATCATCATCTATTCCTAATCCTCTTAATTCATCTATAGTTGTATCTGTGTCCTCTAGGATATCGTGAAGTAGTGCTACTACTTCACATTTAAATCCTAGCTCATTAACTATAGATGCTAAATAGACTCTAAATATATGATTTACATATTTATCCCCTGCTTTGTCTTTTTGACCAGCATGTCTTTCTTTTACAAAATCTAATATTTTGTCTTTTATAGCATCTTCCATTATTCTATAATTCCCCTTTCAATAATTTCTCCATAGTACAAGTGCTTACTAATATATGGAATTCTTCCTCTGTCAATATTCTACATTTGAATGGAAGAGATTTCTTTATCTTAGCAGGTACTTTATTGCTAACTAAGAAGTCGACAGTATTATCTAAACAGCAACCAATATTACCATCTAGCTTCTTAATATACTTTTCTAATCTTTCTGTACTAGAGAATTCAAAATTTGCATATGTGTCTAGTACAACAAAATTCTTATCTGTAAATAGTTTTATTCTTTCTACACCAGTTTTAGGTATGAAAGGTTTTCTAGTTACCTTAGTAATTACTCCTAACTTTCTAAATTTATCTAATAGGTTAGTTCTACCTATGTATCTTATTTGTGATTTAACAAAATTTATTTGTGGTAGATACATTCCACATTCTATTAATTTTTCATCACTTATTGTTAGTATGTCAGTTAAGTCTTCTATACTGTATACTATCTTTTTAGATATGTATGCTTTTAATGTACCACAAGAGATACCTAAAAGTATTTCATGTGGCTCTCTAGTTTTAATATCTTCTATAGCATCACAGATATTATTAACTGTTATCATATCTTTACCTAATACATTGCATATTTCTTTCTTACTTAATTTCAATTTAAATATATCATCAATTTCATTTAAGAAACCTAAATTGAATAGTATACCTATCTCCCTAGTAGTTATTGGGACTTTGAATACTGATAATAGATGTTCAGTATTCAACTTTCTTCTTGATTTATTATCTAAAGTAGAGTCTTTAGTTACTGCCATTAATTCTTCTAATTCATTAGTAGTTTGATAGTTCCCAATCCCATCGTGTAATTGTTCCTTTAAAAATTTGATCTTTTCATTAATTCTCATATTATATCATCCTTTCTCATTAGTATTATATTATATCATCACTGCCATAACTTATTTAATTATTTATTATTTTGTATTCCTTTTATATCTATACTTTCTAGTCTAACATTTGCTTGTCTTGCTGTTAATATTATTTCATTAACTATAGTCTTTATCATTAATGGAGTATCTTCTATATTACACATCTTATGATTATATCCACCAAGTATTAATTTACCTTCTTTTAATGGGAAGCTAGGAAACATTTTATCCAATAGTAGAGTTACATATCCTATATTTCTATGTGCTCCCATTAGTGAGAAATATAATCCATTATTTTCTAGAAGCATTTTTACATCCTTAATGCTACCTGTACTATCTACATAATTTATATCCACTATTCTTTTACCAAATATGTATTTTATTGATACATCTTTTATAGTAGATAATAAATATAACCCGTCTTTTATTTTCTTATTCTTATTAGTTACTTTTATTTGTAATAGATTATCATAATCTTTTACTACAGTAGGCATAGGTACTTCTATATATCTAAACACTGGTGCTTTTTCTACTGCTATTATCATTCTATTAACAAATTCAGATAATACTTCTGTTCCATGTATTGATAATATGTATGACACCATATCAAGTAAATCTAATACAAATTGCTTATTGTAGCATATTCCATAAGCTTCATCAATAGTACTCATTATATCAATTATTGCTTTGTGTTCTTGATAGTTAGTTGTTCTTAGTCCTTTATATTGGTATATTGTACTGTACTTTCTTTCCAGTTTACCAACAACTAACTTATTATCAGATAACCAATCTTCTATTGACGGGTTTACTGTATTATTATCTCTGTATTTATATAGATTCATAACAAATCTTATCTTTTGTTCTATATCATGTAGTGCTAATGTAGAACAGCTTAAGATACTATCCTTGAAATACACATTTACTGCTATATTTGGTCTAGGTAAACATAAAACTCCTGTATCGAATGCTGTTAATACATTTGCTGATGATATATGGTTTTTGTATATAGAATTTTCGATACTATCATGTATCTTAGCTGCAATTTCTCTTATTTCAGAAGTATTGAACACATTAGCCAATAGATAAGTAACACCTATCTGAAAACCGTTTCTAGCAGGGTGCATAGTAAAATCTTTATCATACTTACTATTATCTACATTTAACGGGTTTACATTATTCATTACGAACAATTTACTATTTAATTTCATAATATCTCCTTATTATATCAATATTTTGTTTTCAATTAATTTTATCTTATCTCGAGTAACTCCAATATCTTTATCTAATTCATTATAGTATACAGTAATAGGGTATTCAAATTTATATTTACCTATACCTTCTACCATTCTAGTATAGTAGTCATAGGATACATCTTTATCAGAAAATATATGAAATTCTGTATTAATAAACCCATTCTTTATTAATTGCTTTATCGTGTATTCATATGAAGCACCACAAACAGCAACGAATATACTATTAGATTTATCTACATCTAAATTCATATATGCTGATAATATATCAAATGTGCCTTCTGCAAGATATACTTTTGATTTATGAATTATGTCAATTTTACTTGGTATACTATAGAACTTCATTCCTTCATCAGTACCAGATATATTATATGAAATATACTTCTTATTATGTATATCTCTAAATACTATATGTGTACTGTCTTTAGATAAAAATCCTATAGCATTATTCTCAAGATAATAAGCCATTTTATCAGTCATTACATTTGTATCTAGTTTTATATTATTTTGCATAAGGAACTCTTCAAAAGATAGTATTATTTTGTATTTGTATACTTCTTCTATCTTTATATTAGTACCTAATCTATTATTAATATATTCTAGCTTTTCTAAAGATAATTTATTATTTCTTCTGGGTATGTTTACTAATTTCTTATACTTCATAAATGAATCATCAGTATACTTTTTATTTCTACTATTTAATTTTTTTACAAAGTTAATAATATCAATATCATAAATCCCCCAGAGTTTTAAGTCATCTTCTTTTACTATCTTAGTGCTATTAATAGGACATTCAGGTTGAAAGCATCTCATTACTACTCTATCATTTATAGATTGTGGGATAGAGACATTGAAATGAGTTGTATCCTTATGCTTCTTACTATCAAAACAATATGGGCACCTGAACATCACCCATTTACCACCACTATGCAATTTAGCATATGGCATAGCTCTAATTAGAGTATTGATAAATTTTTCTTTTAATTTATCAAAGTCTTCCATTATAATACCTCCTATATTTCATTTATAAATCTTAAAACTTCTTCAATTATTAAGTCCTCTGATACTCTATTCACATCTATTCTAACTCCTCTCATTTTTTCATTATCATATGAGATTAATTCCATATCTGCAAATAAAGCAAAGTTAAGTAAGTCTAATATTATTCCAGATTTTTCAACAGTTTGAGAAGTTCTAGTATACTTTGTTTCTATTATTCTATCTATTCTAGGTTGTATCTTATTCAACATCTTAGCTGTTACATTTTTCTTAGGATTTAGTCTTATTACTTTACCACACATTAAGTATTGTAATATTATAAATCCTTTTCTTTTCATCATTCTCATCATAATAGCTATTAATGTTGCATATTGGTCTATCTTAACATACTTAAGCATATTAGTAGAACTAAAGTATTTAGCAAACCATAAAGATACCATATTAACTTGTATCTTTTCTCCAATATTTATATTATTAATATAATATTGAATTTCTTCTTTACTTACTGCTCCATATTCTTTAATTAAATATTCTATAGTCTTAGCTATATTTACTTTAACAAGTATCAATTTAGATTCATTTTCTTTCATTGTATCTATTTCTAACTTGTCTAACTTACTAAGTCCATCACTATCTCTTTCTGTTTCATTTATTTCTTGAGATGGGTACTTAGATTTAAAATTCTTCTCATTATCCTTTATATTATTAACAAATGCTATATTCAAATGTATTATATTTGAATCAAAGATATATTTTGGAAATGCTGAAGCTGTTAAACTATCTAGCATTTTCTCAATTAACCCTATAGGTGTCTTACCGAATATTAATAGCTTATTAAATAATAAATGATTGCTTGTAAATGTACTTTCAGCATTATTTATAATACTCTCATTTAATTTTTGTAATATATTTATTGGTGTATTATATTTTTCACTGAAATAATTATTTACTAGATATATTGTATACTTAGATATATCTAAAAGCATCTTATTCACTATTTTACCTTCAGTATTAGTATTTATACTAGAGTCATACTTTTTAGCAATTGTTAAATATAATAGTATAGCATGATTTGCTAATGGTATTAGTAATCTTGATATTATACTTAATACATATAATAAATCACAATGAACTTTAGTAAATTTACTATACTCTGCACCAGTATAAGGTGTTGCTTCATAATCTATAATCACATTGTTATAAATAACCATATCATAGATTTTATCAAGATTTTGTTTTGTCAGTAATATCTTTTCTAGTATTACTTTAGTAAAGTATTCATATGAGAATACTTCATGGTGTTCTAAATCTTCATTAACTGATTCTATGAATGCATTATCAATACATCTTTTAGCATACATTAACCCAACGAAGAAAGTTTTATCTTTGTCAAAGTATTCATAGAAGTAATTACAGTATTGAAGATACTTTAAACTTGGGTTTTTAAGTATATTCTTATGAGCTACTCTTACTAATCTAAATAGACATAGATTACTCATTAAGAATTCTCTCTCTTCTTCACTTATTTTATTCTTTTCATCTCCCCTTTCTAACTTTAAAAAATCTACTACTACAACATTTGAGTTATTTGGAATAGCTCCATAGTATTGTGGTAGCATCTCATTACTAATTTCATCTACCAATGGAATTGTTGCCATTTTAGTACCTCCGATAAGTAATACTGGAATACGAATTCAAATATCCATATTCCAGTATTATAATATATTAATGTATCATCTTTTCCTTTTAGGCTTAACAATCTTACTTTTGTTAGCACCTATAGGTGTTACCTTACCCTTATTATGATTTGAAGATCTAGTTACTGTACTACCTTGAGTAGTAGAACTAGTTTTCTTCAAGTCTTCCTTTTGTTTTTCTTTCTCTTTCCTTTTAGCTTCTGCTTGTTTTCTTTTTAGAAGTTCATATTCTTTTAATACTTCATCTGGTTTTCTTAAATTTTTATACATATCAACCATGAAGTTCTTATCATCTTTATATTTATCTTTATTTAACATTCCTTTTCTTATAGCTGTTAATAAAGTAAATACTAATATTTTTTCATAACCCACAACACCATAAGGGTTTCTTGTCTTAGGTGCTGTGTGTTTTACTTCTCTACTATATTTAGCTTTAAAAGATTCTATTATAAGTTTCTCTCTTAGGAATACATGAGCAAATGTGAAATTAAATGAAGGTGAATTCACATAAACTTTCATATCTGCTGTTTTCTCTAAGTTAGCTGAAGTATCTTTATCGTTTGGTGTTAATTCTATTACACATTGATAATAACACTTGTCTACTGATTGAGATTCTAATTTAGCATAGATATAGTATTTCTTTTTATATTTAAATGCCTTTATTATGACATCTCTTTTCATTTCCTCATATTTCTTAAATTTCTCTAGAAATACTTCATATATAACTTTACTATTTACTGCTGCACCCTTACCAGAAGGGTTATCTAAATATTCTCTTATAGTCATATACTAACTCCTATTTTGACATATAGATATTATCTTCCAATGTACTTAATATGAATTGGTTAGCTACTACTAAGTCTGCTACTACACCTATAGCTGTTTCTACTACCACTATATCTGTAAGAGTAGGATTTATTACTGTATCATTGAATGACCCAGTTATTAAATCAAATGGTTTTCTATCTTCTACTGATTTAGTAATTAATTTATTAACTGTAGCATCATCATAGAATTTGCTAATTAATAATTTATATAAATCTATAAATGCATCTCTAGTAGCTGTTAGTAATAGTATGCTCTTTTGATATAAATCTATTTGTGATTGTTTTGTTTCTTTTTCTATTATACCTTGTAATTCTAAGATAGAGTCATTTAATGCTAATATAATGTCTAAGTTACATCCTTTACTATATCCAAATTTAGATGTAGCTTTAATAGCTCTAATAGCATCATCAAATAAATCTATTCTAGCTTTCTTAATTGTATCTGTTTCCCCACCTACATATAATCTTAAAGTCTTATTAGTTAAAAATGATAAATGCTCTCTTAATTGTGCTATTTCTAATTCACCTGTTGAAGGTAATTTTAATTTTCTATTTAATTCTACAGTAGTCTCATTTATTCTAGCTACATGCAAATCAGACCCTGCTCCTTGTGGATTTTCAAAAATTGTATAATCTGAATATGACATTACATCACTCTTACCAAAATACTTGTTATCTTTCATAAATTGAAGTGCTTCACTAGCTTTATCTTTAATTGGTTTATTGAAATATTCTTCTGTAGGTAATTCTTCAAATCCAGGTAATATATTTGTAGCAATATTTATAGGTTTAGCATTTAATACTATTCCTAAATCAGCTACTCTTTCTTTTTGGTTCTTAGTTCCTATTGGTATTTCTACTATATTTATTGTGTTAGCATTTAATCTATTAGAATGATGTAATACTACTGATAAATAAGTAGCTAATCTTACTGACATTCCACCTAATATAATAGTAAGTGGTTTACCTTGTTCTCTATATTCATTTATTAATAACTTAATCATTTCTTCATGTTCTAAATTATTAGGTGTTCCTTCAAATATTAATATATCTGAGTTTTGTAATTTAACTGCATTATCTTCACCATCATTAATCATAGATGCACTATAATATCCATAGTCTAATCTATATCCTACAGAAGGTACTATCTTAAATTCTTCATCTGGAGATGATTGAACTATTATATTTCCATCTACTCCTACTGTTCTATATGCTTCTATTAGCACATCTGCTAATGGTTTATCATTATTTAATGATATTGTAGCTATTCTACTTAATGTATCTAATAATTCATTATTATCTACAGGTAATTTATTAGCACTTTCCATTAATTTATCTTGAACTAGTTTAGTTACTCCTCTAAGTGCTATAGATATATCATGAGGTCTAGCATTTAATTTACCATTAGATATCAAATCATATATTCTATTAAATATCTTAGATGTAGCTATAAATGCTGTAGTAGTTCCATCTCCTACTATTTGATTTACTTTTCTACTTGTTTGTAGGAAGTATTGGAATAAAGAGTTCTCCATAGCTCCTCTAAAAGATATTCTTTCTAATACTGATATACCATCTTTTGTAAATTCTGCTTTACCTCTAGGTATATCTGTATATAGTGAGTGAGAACCATTTGGTCCATATGTATTAGCGACTGCTTCACTTGCTATATTTAATACTTCTCTTGCTGATTCTAAAGTTTTTTCTCTATCTACTATATTTGTAGTAGTAGCATAGTCTAAAATTGATTGTCTTTGTTGTTCCATTATATTTTCCTCCTAGTTATTATCCATATATATCAAAGTCTGTATTGTCTGCAAATAAATTAAATACACCTATAGCATGACAAGGTATGTCTACACCTTCGTCATATACGAATTTTATATGTCTTTTGTTTGTTATTGGACTATATTTTGTATTATATCCAGTTAAAGCTATACCTATCTCATGTTCGTGCTTTAATTTATTAGCTTTATAGTCTTCTTCTAATTGATTTATTGAACCATACATAATACAAGTATAGTCATCATAGTTTTCTGGTTTATTAGTTATTATTCTTAGATTAGGATTATTCTCAGATTGCAATAGTTCTAATATCATAACTGCTTCTACTTCATTATCTATGTATATATCCACTCTTTTAGTTCCTTTTATAGCAAATGCCATACATACACCAGTAACTAAATCAGTCATTTGTGGGTATTCTAATATACCTGCATCAATATATTTTAATAAATCATCAATATTATCATAAATATCTTTTCTTGTAACCTCTCCTTTAGATAACATAGCAAACCAATCTTCATCTTCTCTTGTCATATACTGATAAATACAAGATTCATAGGTACTAAATTGTATAGGTATGAATGACATACCTAAATCTATGAATTTTTTCCTTAAAATATCAGAATGGTAGATTGCTATATAGATAGAAAGGTCAAAAAAATATAATAAATCTCTACCATAGCAGAGAATATACTCATTTCTCTTGACAAAATCATTTGCGTTCATAAAAAAATCACCCATTTAAGAATATCTAGGTATAGTATACTCATCATATACTATACCTACATTCATTTTATTTATTTTTCTAATTCAGCTGCTATTTCATCTGCATTTATGTCAGCTTGTTCAGCAACTGGTGTATTTATTGTTCTTTTTGGTCTCTTAGAAGTAGAAGTTCCTGTAGAAATTCCTTGAGTTTCTAAGAATTTACCTAAAGCTTCTTTAATATAGTTCATATTGTAATTCATAGCTTCTTTAACTGAGTGAGCCATACCAAAACTCAATGCCATTTCAGCTTGTCTTAAGGTGTCTACGAATTCATATATCTTATTTTCAAATACAACTTCTTCTCCAGAATCAATTTTACCTTCTTCTCTGTTTAAAACTACAGAGTTATCAGTAAATTCATGAAGAATGCTGTAATCTAATTGAAAAGTATCAGGATTAAGTAACTCTAACTTCACATAAGGGTTACAATTATATTTCTTACCTGTACCTATAGTTAATATTGCTCCTTTTGTTGTATTTACAGATACTTCAGTATTTTCTGATTTAGAAGTACCTTTTAATATAGGGTCAATGAACTTATCAAACCCAAATATTAATGCTCTTATTAAGTGTCTAGGTAAGAACATTCTACTTTCAGAATCTAAATCATAACTAGATTCTCCTTCTTTTCTTTTATTGATAGGTAAAGCAGGATTAAATTTAATTTCTACTAATTGACCAAAGAAATTTACAGTCAACATAGAAGGGTCTACCTTACTATCAATATTATAAAATTTTTGTCCAAATGTGTTTGCTGAAGAAGATGCTGTCTTCTTTCCATAATTGTTTTTGTCTCCAAATGCCATTACTATATCCTCCCTTTTATTTATACTAAACATAGTATTTCTATTATTTCTTTCATTGTATAATATTTTCCATCATATTCTACTATAGGAGCACTCATAATTCTTGTAGCACTTCCTATTTTCATTAATTCTTTTTGGTCATCACTGTATTCATACTTAATCTTATTATTATCTAAGATATTCTTTAATGATATACAGTTACCACAATTTTGTTTTCCATAAACTTTTAATTTTACATCAGTCATTATCTATTCAACCCTTTCTACAATTTATTTCTTTGTATCATTTTGTTGCTTAGATAATGGTTTTCTACCATACCTTGCTAATTCTTGTTCAGACATCAATTCAAAATGAGGACCATCATAGAACTTTTCATCTGTTGTAATTCCATTCATATTCCAATCTGCTCCTCTTCTTGCATCTATTCCTAATTCCTTAGCACATTGTATTAAAACTTCTCCTACTTTATTGAAAGCTGCTAAATCATTCCAACCATTAAAAGGATAAGGAAGAAAGTCAAAAGCTCTTGCTGGATATTCACAATGCTTACTGTTCATAGTTTGCGAAGCTCCTTTCTTTACAAGTTCTTTTTGTCTTTCTTTTGTCCTATGTCCTTCTATTATAGAGAAATCTATTCTTTGGATAGCTAACTTAGCTATCTTAACTAGATCAGGATGTACATCCATTAATAAGGCTAAACTTTTAGCACTAAATTTTGGCATAAAATACCACACTCCTTTAATGTTTATTGTTTGTATTAAAGGATTGTTTCAACCATAAATTTATCTAGCTTTTGTCTTGCTCCAAGATAGATTCTCTACTCCTCTATTAGTCAGATTAGCAAACACCATATGGTCATGTTTATTATATCTGAAATTTATTCTTATATCTATCTTTACATCTGAGCTGTCTTCTAGAGAATCTATTAATTGTCCAAATATGCTAAAGAAAGCATTATTATATTTATAGATAGGTATCATTTTTACATTATTGAAATATTTAGAATACAATGAGCTGAAGAATACTGTATTGAATAAATCATCTACACTTTTTGTAGATAGCTCTTTATTTTTACTTAAAATATCATAAGCATTATCTATATAAGTATTCTTATAAGTAAATTCTTTTGGTTCATTTAAGAATGTACTGAATGTATACATAAAACCTTTCTCATTTAATATATTTCCCATATCAGTCAATATCTCATTAGCTCTATCTGTTATTAACTTACTAGGGAATTTTACTTGTAGTTTTATCTTCTCTACTGTGAAAGTTGTCTTATCTTTCTTTATCTTATTTCTTATCCAGTTTACTAAAGTTTGTTTATCTTCATCACCTTTATAAGAAAAAATATTTGCACTAGCAATACTGTCTAGATTATAGACATTACTAAATAAATCCTTATAGTCATTACACAATTTCACATGGTGCTCAAACTTAGTACTATCGAATTTATTATTCTGTCTATCATCATTAAATATTCTACTAAATGAAGTTAGAGGTGGTATATCCATATAGATATAATTAACTTCATAATTACATATCTTTCTTTCTAACATTACATCTCTATCAATATTAAGTAATAAATCTTTTCTATCATTTCTTAATGCTTGATATATAAATGCACTAGCATCCCATCTATCAGTTATTAGGACATCATCTACCTTAGCTAGTATGTCTAGTCTTGATTCTTTTACTACAGCTATCTGTTCAAGAATAGATAAATCTGTATCTATTAATTTCTTTCTATATTCCCCTGATGGTTGAGCTGTATAATTCAGCCATAGGCAATATCTACTGAATTCATTTTTAAGGTGTTTGATAAGGGTAGTTTTACCTACCCCATCAGGACCTTCTATTGCAAATACTTGTACCATATTATAGCTTACCTCCTATGAAATTCATTAAATAATAGAATTCTTTTAATCCAAACTCTATTCTATTTCTTGTAATATAAGATAAATCATTATCATCTCTTATTTGGATTATCTTTGACATATTTTTATCTCCTATTACTGTAAAATCACCTCTAGATTTAAATGTGAAACCAGATGCTGCTTTATGTCCACCACCATTTCCACCAAATAATGTACCTAAATAATTTGCTATACTATATGCTGGTATGTCATAATTATCATTTGTATACACTGAAGCACCATACAAATTATAACAAATCACAACATCAGTATCTGGGTTGTGTTTTATATATAATTCTTTCACTCCAGTAGCAAATTTCCAAGGAATAGGTGCTAATAATACTTTATGTGATTTACCACTAGAGCTATATACAATTATTCCTAAATCTTTTATTTTATTGAATTCATTAATTAATAATTCTTTAAATTGTAAATAGCATTCATCTATTGTAGGCATCATAGCTTTTAATAAATCATAATCTTCATTACCTACTTCAGTAGTTTCTTTTAAAGCATCCCACATTTTAAAATATACTAATTTCTCATTCTCAATTATCTTATCTACTGTTCCAATTTTTTGACCTAATAAACTTTCATAAGAATCTGGTTCATATCTCTTTTTCCATAGGAATGTATCCCATAGATTAACAGCATTAGACATAGTAAACATTTTTCTTCTGAATATCTCATATAATAAACTATCATCAACAAATCTATCTAAAACTGCTTCATATGTTAATGTAGCACCACACCAATCATCAGTAGTTCTGTTACAATATCCTTTTAATCTATTTCCAACTATTTCTCTAATTCCTTCTTCTGATACAGCATTTCCTTCATGATGGTCATACCATGAGAATTTTACTCTATCATCAAAATTCTTTTTAATATCATTTATTATATAATCATGATTAGG